TTTTTTGTAAAAAATAATATTCCTCAACCTATAATACATACAGAATAATGAAAAACGTAATTATTACAGGAATTACTGGACAAGATGGGTCTTACATGGTTGACTACTTGCTTGAGAAGACTAATTATAATATTTTCGGAGCAGTAAGAAGACTGTCTAAGCCTAACTATTCTAATTTTTCTAAGCATCTTTGCAATAATCGATTTAAGCTTGTCACCTTTGATCTTTCTGATTCTCAATCAATTGACAATGCGGTTAGAGAAATTAAACCTGATTACTTTATTAATTTCGCCGCGCAATCTTTTGTTGGTTCAAGCTGGCAAATTCCTGAACAAACATTTGACGCTGGGGCTATGGGTGTGCTAAGATGTCTTGAAGCCGTGCGTAAGTACTCTCCAAGTTGTCGATTTTATAACGCTGGAAGCTCTGAAGAGTTTGGAGATGTAAAATATGCGCCTCAAGATGAGAAACACCCTCTTTCTCCAAGATCTCCCTATGGAGCGGCAAAAGCTGCGGCAAGGCATTTAGTTAAAGTATATCGTGAATCTTATAATCTTTTTGCAATTCAAGGTTATCTTTTTAATCATGAATCACCAAGAAGAGGAGAAGAGTTTGTTACTCGAAAAATTACTAAAGGAGTAGCTAGGATTTATAAAGCTATTAAAAACGAGCAATCTTTTGAGCCAATTTGCCTAGGGAATATTGACGCGAAGAGAGATTGGAGTCATTCTATCGACTTCGTGGACGGGGTATGGAAGATGCTTAACCAAGAAAAACCAAATGAATACGTTTTATCAAGCAACGAAACTCATACTATTAGAGAATTTATTGAACTAGCATTTAAAGAAGTTGGTATAGAAGGTTTTTGGCATGGGCAAGGAACAAATGAAGAATATTCTTTATCAACTGAATATGCCATACGCAACGATGCAGCGTCTTCTGTTTTGATTCGAATAGATCCAAAATTTTTCCGTCCAGCAGAGGTAGAACTACTTCTTGGAGACTCTTCCAAGGCTCGCAAAGAATTAGACTGGAATCCAAAGTACTCTTTTCATCAATTAGTAAAAGACATGGTAGCATCTGATCTCAATCAATTTTAATGTCAATTCAACAAACCATTGTAGAAAAATTCGTAAGAAAAGAAGAGCAAAATTGGCCTAGGGACATGAAAGTCGCCACTAGGCTTTTAAAAAAATTTCCAGAACATGGGTTTTGGGAATGGGTAGAGCCTTACCCTTTAGTTTCTAATCTTGCTTTCTTACAGAATAAAGAAATTCTAGAGACTTTAAAAGAAAGATACTCACTTTTTCTTCAGCAAAAGGACTTGAAGCGGTCGAAAGAAAAGCTCAAAGAAAGCTTTGACTCAAAGACTGCAATCAGCTATAATGAAGAGGACAGTAAAGTGGGCGAAGACATTCAAATTGTCAAGAAGCCCAGAACTTTAAAAGAATTTCTTAATTATGGCCCGACCCCCGAAAACACAGCAACCTGAAGAAAAAATCTCAGCAGTTGGAGCCTCAAGCAGACTCCAAGCTATTCTAAATAATAAAGATCATAAAGATGATCATTTTAATTTCGAAGAAGCAGTAAGCTGGAAGATCTCTACGGGAAGCCTACTCTTAGACGCAGCAGTAGGTGGCGGAATTACCCCTTCTCTTATTCGTCTTTGCGGACCAAACAATGAAGGCAAAACTCCTCAAGCGTTGGAGATTTGCAGAAACTTCCTTTCTGAGATTCCAAAAAGCAGAGTAGTCTGGGTCTTGGCAGAGGGCCGTCTTTCTAAAGAAAATAGAGAACGCTGCGGAATGAAGTTCGTCACTGATGCTTCAGAATGGACTGACGGGTCAGTTTTCATTCTTGAATCAAATGTATACGATTTAGTAATTGATGTTATTAAAGATCTTGTCCTTAATAATGGAGAAGATCACCGTTATTGTTTTGTCATCGATTCAATGGACGGCCTTATCTTAAAGAGAGATAAGGATACAAGTCCAGCAGATGCAAGTAAAGTCGCTGGAACTCAAGTAATCAGCAAAAAGCTTTTGCAGTCATTAAGCATTGGAATGTTCAAGCATGGTCACCTAATGATTGCTATTAGCCAGATTACTTCTGAAATTAAGATTGATCCTTATGCTAAGAATGCTCCCAGAGGAGGAATGTTTAGCGGCGGAAATGCGCTCTTGCACTGGGCAGATTTTATTCTAGAGTATAGCCCAACAGCAATGGGAGACTATATCCTTGACAATCCATCTGGTAAAATGAATGATGGCAAGACTAAATCGATTGGAAAATATTCCAAAGTAATGATTCAAAAGTCTACCAGCGAAGCAACTCGCAAGAACATTATTCAGTATCCAATTAAATTCGGCAAAAAGCCCTCTGGTATTTGGGTCGAATATGAGATTCTTGATTGCTTACTGATGTGGGATCTTGTTGTTGCAAAGGGCGCATGGATCACCGTTGATGATTCTTTAATTGAAGAATTGAAGACTGTTGGAATTGATATGCCAAAGCAACATCAAGGAAGAGAGAATTTCAGAAAATGGCTTGAAGAAAATGCTGACGCAACTAAGCATTTGTTCAATAAGCTTAAAGCTGTTCAATCAAAATGAAGCTTTATTCTGTAACCGGCAGAATAATTAACAAAAATGTTTCTCAATTTTTAATAGATTGGGAAAAAGAGTCTCGTTCTAAAATTCAATTTCAAGTAAAGCAATTCTTGAAACCATTTTGGAAGACTCACGTTTGTTATGAAGAGTTTCCGGTTTTCGGAAGCAGAATGAAGGTTGATTTCATTAACATCTCTCGCAAAATAGCAATAGAAGTAAATGGCGACCAGCATTCTTCTTTTAATAAATTCTTTCATAACAACTCAAGATTAAATTATCTTAATTCTATTAAGAGAGACTATAAAAAGTCTGTGTGGTTAGAAAAGAATGGATTTCAATTAATAGAATTAGAGACATCTGATTTAAATAAATTGAGTTATGACTATATAAATCATACATTCAATATATCGTTAGTGTAATATAATCTGTGGCAAAAAATAAAGAATTTCATTTCCCAGATAGCATTCTATCACAGATAGATGAATGCTCGCAGGGAGGATTCTTGCTGTTTACCTTTGACAAAAAGGGTATGCCTGAAGTAAGGTCTAAATTCGATAATGCACAAAACGCAATGGCGATGCATTATTATATTAATAATTGGCTTAGTGCTGTTGAGCAGATTAATTTAGAGAACACTATTCACAACATTATTGCCTCTGATCAAGAAGATGAAGACGGTGAAGATGAAGACGGTCCTGCTAGTAAGTAACTCTTTTTTTAGTTAAATGAAGCTTTCCTCTATTAAAGTAGAGCAGCACTTGCTTGGTGCGCTCATTAAAAACCCAGAAGCATTCTACGATTTAGATCATTTTATATCAGAAATTGATTTTACAAATGATGTAAATGGAACAGTTTATTCTGTAATTCGACACCTTTGTAATTCCAAAGAGAAAATTGACAAAGTAATATTAGCTCAAAAGATTCAGAATCTTGGAATCTCATTTCAAGAAGATCTTGATATATATGATTATATTGACTGTATTTCTTTGCCAGTATCAAATAAAGAATCTGCTCTTAAATACGCTCAAGAGTTAAAGCAGTTTTCTATTCGCCGTGATATAAAAGGGATGGCGCAAAGAATCATAGAAACTGTTTCTACCAATCCTGATAAAAATGTTAATCAATTAATAGCTGAAGTAGATTCAATATATGGCGAAAAGATTAATTCTTTTGATGCTACTGAAGAGATTAGGAATATCTTTGAGGACATAGAGGCGTTCATAGAAGAAAAAGGCAATAATCCTCAAGATGAAGCAGGTATAGAATTACATTATCCAGAGTTTGCAAGACTCTATGGTGGTTTAAGAAATGGAAACGTCTACGCTATCGTAAGCCGCCCCGGTCAAGGCAAAAGCTCTTTCTTAGTTGAGATGTCTCTCGGAGCTTATTTAAAGAACAAAAAAGTTAGCGTTCTTTATCTTGATACTGAAATGTTTTCAGAAGATGTCAAGCTTCGTATTGCAGCAGCAAAGACCGGAGTTCCTTTCTGGTATATTGACACAGGAAACTGGCGCAAGAATCCTGAAATGGTAACTAAAGTCAGAGGCTTCTTAAAAGAATTTAGTAAATATAATTATACTCATCATTGTGTTGGTAATAAAGGTATTGATGAGATTGTTTCTTTTATTCGTAGATGGTATTATAGCAAAGTTGGAAGAGGAAACCCTGCTCTTATTTGCTATGATTATGTTAAACTTACCGGAGAAAAGGTAGGCCAAAACTGGGCAGAGCATCAAGCTATCGGTGAAAAGATCGATAAACTTAAAAAGATTTCAGAAGAAATTAATGCTCCGCTATTCACTGCCATGCAAATGAATAGATCTGGTGAAA